TCCTGTTGTGATACAAGTACGCTCTTTTACGTCTCTTGTTCTTTCTACTGAGAAATCCGAAACGATACAATTAAGTGTTTCGCCTCCAAATTTAACTGTTGTTCCTACTGTTGTAGCCATGTTTTTAGTTCCTTATTTTGAATTCAATTATTTGTCTAAAGAGTTCGCTATCTGTTTCAAATCCATCTCTGTTTGAAATATCAAAAGGGGTGTTATTGAAGCTGTATAGGGAATTCTTAACCTCTGTAGTTATTTGTTGGACTTCTTTATATGTTTTGGCGTAGATGTCAATCTGAAATCTCTGTACGCTTTTATATGCTTGTCCTGTAGTTGTGCATTGGTCATCTCTGTTATTGATAACGGTGTAAACTGCTGCGGGCATTTTTGTATTTTGTGGGATTATGTTTGGGTATAGTCGCCCTTGAAGTAGAGGGCTATTGTCTGCTATGTGATTAATCATTTAAGACCCTTTGTAAACTTTGGTAGGGCTTTGGCTACATACTTGTGGGCTGCTTTGATTGAGCGGGTATCTGCGTTATCAAAAGCGGGTCTCATGAAAGGTTGGGCTGCCATTTTAATGGTGCCGTATTCAATCATTCGAGCATAGTAAGCGCTGCCTGTGTATTTAGTTTTTAGTTGGGTATATTTGACTTTAGATTTAACAGCAACGTAGTATTTTATTTCGTACAATCCGTTATCTTTTTTTCTTCCTTTAACCGTCTTTATTGAGCGTTTAAGTAGTCCTGTATCTACGGGGACATTATCTTTAGCTTCGTCTTTGATGACGTTAGCTGCTGCTCTTGTTGCGCCGGTTAAAAGTTTCTCTTTAGCTTGGAGGGGTAATTTTTTTAGGCTCTTTTTCATTTTAAGAAAAGATTCATCCATTGTCATCTAAGACCTCCTCGACTATAAGTTGTGTTGTATGGGATAACTCGTCCACGTTAATGACTGAGGTAATCTTAAAAATCCTGTCGTTGAATTTAACGCGCATAACAGGGGTTATTTGCTCTTGGAATCTAAAAGTAATAAGATGGGTTGCTGTTGCGTGGAGTTGCGTAGAATAGTATGTTTCTGTGCCTTTTAATGGCTTGATGGATGCTTTCGTAGTTAGATAGTCTGACCAAGATTTAATCTCTTCTCTATACTCATTTATTGTGCTAGAAAAGGATTGAATGACTATCTTATGTTTGAGCGTTCCTGCTCTTATCATTATAGAAAGCTTTTAGAGTTAAGGTCTAGGAGTCTACTAACTCCAAAAGGTATCTCTCTCATATTGGAAAAATCCTCATTTTCTCTTACTCTAAAGTTAGTACCTATCAATAACAGCCTAGCTTGGTCTATAGCTGCATTATTGGCTCCTTGAATGTCTGCTTTAATCGTATTAAAGACAACGTCTTTTCTTGGGGTAATAATANNNNATAATAAGGTTTGGAAAAAGGTAAAAAAAACATATTTCTTGGACAAGTACATCATCTTGATATAAGTACACATTTGTGGGTTGGTAGGGTAATTCATACTTACCATCAGGTGATATATCAGAGGTGTATCTCTCACTCGTAATTGGATGATGGATATACTGCTCGGCTACCGTTAGAGAGGCAGCCATGTAAGCCTGTATGAGGGGGTCATCCGCGGTATCTGTGGGGAGTATCATAAGATGTTGTTTAACTAAGTCTAGGCTGAGAGAGTCTAGACTCTTGTGGTCTAGAGTCATCTTCATTCTATTAACCTACAACTACTTTAACGAAAGAGTCATTTACATTAATGATTTTTCCATCAAGTCTTAATGAAGCATAGAAATTAACCATACCTGTAGCCATGTCTGTGTATTCATCTCTCTTAACTTCAATACCTTTAACATTTCTGATTGTATATGCTTTTGGGTCTCCAATAAGAGCTGCTACATTTCCTGTTGCTACTGCGCCTAGTGCGTAGTTAACTACTACCGGATATCCACCGATTGTATGTTTAGGTGCGTTTGCTACTGTAGAGTTTGCTTGTGCTTGAAGCATTGGTCTACCATTTGCGTCTACTTCTAAAGCAAGGTCTTTTAAAAGGTCGTCACTTACATATATAACTGCATTCTTTCTAGCTGTAGGTTGTAAACTAAAGATAGCTGTTAAAAGGTCTGTAGAAGTTACTGCACCTGCGGTTGCTGATGTGTAAGTAAGTGTTGATGCGTCATTTAAAATTCCGAGTGGTTTTTTGATACCATCTCCATTAATCATAGACTCTTCAATAGTTCTTGCGATTCTTACTGCGAAAGCATTAGCGATGTAAGATTCAATGTTGAAGAATGAATCATGTAAGAGTTCTTCTGATACCTGAGTACCTGTAGTCATTTTGTGAGCGTCCATTGTGATTGAGCCTGTCGCAAAATCTGCTGTGCTGTAAACGCCTCCCTCATCTGTCCATGCTCCTACAGAAGTAGTATCATCAATAGTTGGGATTTGTACCTGTCCGTTGTCCGCTGTTTGTAGTTTAGAAACAGAACCATAAAGAGAACCATACTCTAAGATTTTTGCTTGTAAATTCTTAATAAAAGCGTCCGGTACAATGTTTGCGCTGTCTGTTACTAGTGTTGAGGCTCTTTTCTCGAATTCTCTGAATGAGCTGTCGCCTACGATGTAGTTTCTAAATTCTGAATTAAGTTCTGCTTCTTTGTCTGCTTTTTTTACTTCAACCGGAGCTGAGTTTTTTATAGCTACGCTTCTAAGTTCATCAATCGCTTCTATTTTGCGGTCAATTTCTAGGATTTCCTCTTTAAAAGTTTTAAGGGTCTCCATTACTTCTTCTGTCATGTCTTCTGAGCGTGTTTCTACGATATTTGCCATCGCGTTTTCTTTCTCTTTTCTAAGAGCTAGTAAGTCTTTTTTGTTCATTATTTATTCCTATTTTGTATTTGGGTTAAAAGCTCTCGGGCTTCGGCAGCTAGTGGATTCGCCTGTCTATGACATTTGAATTTGCAAACTTGAACTTCTGTATTGCTATACGCACCGCGCGTAACAATGGATATTTCGTCAAGATTGGCTATTTGTTTCACCTTTCGTAGAGGTGGGTTTTGAGTTACGTCCCAAGAGTCAGATTGGATGTTAAATCCGAATGACATATCTTTGAGGTCGCCTCTTTTTAAGAGTTCGTAGGTATCTCTCCCAAGATGGGTGTCGGGGAGATTGGCTGTAAAATATAAGCCGCGTTCTGTGATTGTTAAACTGAGAGTCCCTGCTGCTGTTGAGGCTAGAACTTGCTTGGGGTCATGTTGGTAGTAGAGATATACATCGGATAGGTCTGTATTATCAAAGGCTGAGGGGTCAACTACTTCGATAAATTCTTCTCCTTTGCGGTCTCTGAGAATTACTGAGGTATCATTGAATAGAACGCCGTAACCGGATATTTCTCGGTTGGCATCTCTAGTCTCTAAATCTTTAAGCATTTTTGCTCCTTTTTGAGGGTGGTTTTACTTCGGACGGTGGGCTGTTTGTCCCTTTTGAAGTAATCTCTTTAGGGGCTTGTTTCTCTAGGGTTTTTTGTGCAAATTCATCACCTCCTTTGATAGATGTAAGTCCGTATTTTTTGCGGGCTTCATTTGGGGTAAATATTTGGGTGTTTACTAAGAGGCTTAGGCTGTCTGCTTTCTCTTTTGAGCTAGCGAGTTCTAAGGTGTCGACTAAGAAAATTATCTTGTCCTCTTGTCTTGGGTCGGTTAGCTTTAGGGTGAGTTCTTGTTCGATATTTCTTAAGATGGGTTTGATAGTAAAATTCTGAAAAGCTAGGGCGTTTGACTCTGCGTTGTTATAAGAGAGGTCAGAAGTCCCTAACATCGAGAGAGGTACTTGAAATATCTCAGCGATTAGAGATTTATTTAACTTGTAATTATTGATAAAGTCTATATCTGTGCTGCTAGCCATTTGTATAGGTTTAAAAGTAAAACCTTGGGGCATAACTGCTGTTTTACCCGCATTTTTAAGACCACCGTAATTTTGACTGAAGCTGCTTTGGATGTCTGCTATTGCTTCTCGGTCTAGTTTTTTGTCTGATTCAATGATTCCCGACAAGGCTGTAGAATTTTCGGTAAAATTTGCTGCGTAGGTCTGTAGAGATATAGAGGCATCAAGGGTGGCTTGGTGCTGTTGTAGGGGAGATATACCAACATATCCGTCTAATGTGATATTTTTTAAGTGAATAATGTCTTCGGGGAATACTTTTAAGCTTTTGCCGAATGCTGATATTTGATAATAGTAAGGGGCTTCCGCTTGGTGAGTTAAATAGACACTTACTTGTGAGCTTGGTATGTATATAAGTTCATCGTCTACTATTAAAGCGTAGGCGTTACCGTTAAGGACTAGGTCTCTGACCATAGAATTAAGCCATGTAAAGAGGGTTTTATCTCTCTCGGGGCTTTTAAAGATATTACTTAATCTAGACTTTGCTTGATTCTCTTTATCTTTATTAATATGGATTAGTGGAGTTGCTGCTATTGTATTGGTGATTAATCTGACACATGAATATAGGGTCGCTATTCCCTCTTTATTTTGTGGGGGAGTATAGCCGCCAAAAAGCGTATCAATACTTCTGATTTCATTCATGGTTATTTCCTTTTAAATGCTTTGATAATGTCTGTGAGTAGTTTTTTAGTTCCGTCCCCGCCGAGTGCGAGTGAGATAAAGGCTGTGAAAGTGATTACTCCGACGAGTAAAACTATGTTGTCTGATAAGATGACTCCCGCGATAGAGGCTCCGACTATTAATAAAAAAGATATGGTGATGGCAATTATTAAAAGTCTTTTGCCTAGATCGTGGGAATCCCAAAAATCTTTAGGCATGGGGGCTCCTATGTTGTGGGTGTTATGGGTATTTGTTAGTGGGTTTATTTATTCGGTTGAAATTTGAAAAGATTGCGTTCGCGAAAAGTCGGGAGACAGCTTCATTTATCGCGAGCACCAAAATATAAGTCAGAATCCTGCTCGCTTAGGCTTTGGATAAGTTCTACTTCTCTATCGTAGTCGGGGACGAGAGACTTAGTTAGGCTCTCTTCATACTCTTGTAGTAGTTGTTGTACATCGGGGTCATGGGATAGGTCTATCATTGTTTGGTTCCTTTGTAGGGGTAGTAGTTGTAGTATCTGCCTGCGATATTGCGATTAACATAGAGGCTGTCGTCGTCTAGGGCATCTAACTTGAACAGTAGGGATATTTCTATGTAGTTGGCTTCGGCGGGGGTCTTGCAGGGTTGTATGATTCGTTTCTCTATCTTAGTCCAAGCCTTAACTATATTAGAGCTTGATTGATAGGTTCTCCAATCCGATTCTTTATATTCATATCGGTTGGTCTTTGGATTACGTCTTCGGGTAAAGGTGTTCTTCTTTCCTATGTAGAGCTCGCCTGTGATTAGGTTCTCTATCTCGTAGACGAAAGCTTTATGTATGTCGGGGTTGATTATTGATTCGTTTGTCCACATGTGGCATCCTTGGTAGGTTATGTGGACATTTGTTATGTTATACTTTTACATGACTAAAGAAACAGGTGTTAAAATAGCTATGAGTATTATTAAGAGGTGGAAGCTTAGAGAGGCTGCTGTTAAAGCAAAGCCTCGTCGCTGAATGAGAAGTAACCTTTGCTGCTTATAATAATGTGGTCGAGTAAGGATATGCCTACTAACTTAGCTACTTCTTTAAGGCGTTGGGTTATTTGTATGTCTGCTCGTGATGCTTCTAGAGTGCCTGAGGGGTGGTTGTGAGCTACGATTATGCCAGCTGCATTATCCATTATGGCAGGGCGGAATACTTCTCTAGGGTGTACTAAGGATTGGTTTAGTGTACCTATATGTATAACTCTCTTGTTAATAACTCGCGAGGCTCCGTCTAGGGTTATTAATAAAAAATGCTCTTGTTCTTTATGGCTGTATTCATATAGTAAGTTGTAGGCTTCTTTAGCATCTGTAATCTTAGGTATGTTTTCTTTAGTGGTGACTTCTTGCACCATTATCATTAGTTCATCGAGTGTGTAATTCATGTATGTATTATCTAGCATATTGGGTGAAATGTCACGTAGTGGTAGGTGAAAAAGTAGGTGATTGTTTACGTTGTAGAGGTATATATAGTAGTATATAATTAAAGTTTAAGGACTCACTCTCCGCCACTTACCCCTTTTATTCCCTTATATTTTCTTACTTTAATCACCTTCAATCGCCGGTATACTCGTTAGTTTATAGCTTTATACATGTTTATATAATTATTACACAAATTAGGTAAAATAGTAGGTGACAGTAGGTATGAAAGTAGGTGATAATATAATCAAGTAGGTGAAAACCAATAAAGGAGCCTATTATGAAATTAACAGATGCGAAGATAAGACGATTAACTGAGGTGAAGAATCATAGTGATGGTGATTCATTATATTTACAAGTGACCAAGAGTGGGTCTAAGATATGGCAGTATATTTATAATAAACCGGATGGAGGAAGAACATCGAAGTCTTTAGGTAAATATCCGGGGGTGAGTTTGAAGCAAGCTAGAGAAAAAAGGGATGCTTTAAAACATGGTGTAGTTTCAGGTGGACTAACCTTTGGAGCCTTAGCTAAAGAGTATTTTGATTTTCATCGGGCGGGGCGTACTGCACAATATACATCGGATAATGAAAATATATTAAAGAGAGATTTTAGTCATCTAACAGACATGCCTATTCTAGATATGGCAAAGAGAGACCTAATCAAAGGTTTTAAGAATATGCGTGCAAGAGGGGTTAAACCAGCCATAGGTAAAGCGGGTTCTTTAATATCGCGTATTTTTAGATATGGTATCACTATGGAGCTCGTCGAGGAAAATCTAATGAAAGATATAGAAGTATCATTATTCATTGGAGAACACGAAGTCAAGCCATACGCTCACATCACCGACGAGGAGGTGTTAAAGGCGCTGTTATGTGCGATTAAAACCTATGTAGGTATAACTCCAAATGTTAGGGCTGCTATGGAGTTTGCTGTCCACGCCTTTAACCGCCCGGGGAACATTAGATTTATGTTAAAGGCTGATGTTGATTTATCTAAACGTTTATGGACTATCCCTGCTGAGAAGATGAAAAAACGAAAAGAGTATATTGTTCCTTTGAGTCCTCAGATGGTGGATATAATTCAGCTGATGATGGATAGTCACGATTCTAAATATGTATTCCCCTCTCCTTATTCTAATTTTAAACCTATAAGTGAAAATACTTTAAATAATTCGTTACAACGTTTAGGCGTATGTGAAATTACTGCACATGGATTAAGACATACTGCTTCAACCTTTTTAAATGAGTCGGGTCTATTTAGAAAAGATGCTGTAGAGAGACAGCTAGCTCATGTTGATAAAAATGTTATAAGCGGTACTTACAATAAAGCGCAGTACTTAAAAGAGCGTGCCGCCATGATGGATTGGTGGTCTAACTATCTCGATTCTCTTTCTCAAAATTGCGGAGAAGCATAAGTACGTCCTCTTCCCTAAATATAGCTTGGGTATTAAACCTATTTTTATATTTAGGTAGCTCGTCGAAAATTTGATTCTTGATTGGATTGGTTGGCGACACCCCTAAAATTTCTAACGCTTGTTTCTTATTTATCATTTTTGTATGAACAGCGGGCGTAAGTTGTCTGCCCCATTGAATACCTATGTTGGGTATCATGATTGGTTTTATCTTCATGTCGTACTCCTCATCCGTATTATATAGCAATTATGTAATGAAAAAATTAACCTGCCTTTTGTGTAACTATGTACATGTAACTACGGTTTTATATAGATGGCTATAATATACAACTATAATAAATATTACTACTTATGTTATTTTTATATATCTTTTATAAGATAATAGTTACATAAGTTACACAAAACATGAGTATTTGAAGCTATACCGGTAGTAAGTGTGTGTAACCTGCTCTGTAAAAGTTACACACAAGT